ACGAGATATACCCTAGTATATTATCTTCTTACAGGCTTAAAAAACTGACCACGTAATTCGCCAGAACCAGGTAGGCCATCAGTTGGCTCAGCTGGGTGAATGTTTATATAAATGAGGCCTTTAAGCGTAGCTTGAAGTAGTGATGCAATATTATTAATTTCTATGCCACAAACTGAATCAGCAGGTACAAATTTAAGGCCTGCATTTGTAAGTGTTATTGGCCCTGAATTCACATTATTAAAGGGTACATCTGCACCAGGATTACTTACAACTATAACTGCAGGTCCATTACCTCTGGTTTCTGCTGATGCGCAATGAAAGTGTGCTGCACCAACACCTGTAGCTGTATTAAAAGCGTTTACAGTGTAAGTTACGCTGCTTAGGTCTTTAGAAAAAGATAATTTTGCAGAGCCTGTAGCATCGGAATTTATAGACACAAGAATACCATCTGTACCTAAACGCTCGCTTTGAGCTGGACTCATAACAGTTTTAAATTTAAAGCCATGGCCATGAGGACTCGCCATCGCAGTACTAACAGAAGCCGCCAATACAGCCGCAAGGCCAAGTTTTTGTAAAGTTTTCAATTTATTCTCCAAAATTTTATGACTGGATTTTTTATTGTCCAGATAGTATGTAATTAAATTAGCTGTTTATCGAAAAGTAGTGAAAATATTTCTGCCAATTTATGTTTGTTAACGGAAGATAGACACCGTTCTAATGGCTATACATTATACGGAGTTGTTATAATTTAAACGATACCACTCGGCTTAATAATATTTATTTTAAGCTCAAACTGGATCGTATATTTATTTTTAAAGCGCAACCGTTCCCAAAGCCCACAACCAACACAGTACAAAAGCTATACTCACTTAGCAAAGCAATTGTTAAAATTTCTATTATTATTCATACACCATTCAAGAATCGTTTGCTCTTGCTTTTTAGTTAATTTATACCCTACAGGTATAACCCAAACAGGTAACATACCACCAAACCCCATTAATCTAATCCATCCCATTTTTTCTAATACTTCTGTTGAGCTTGCGTTAAAATCATCTTGGCACTTCTCAAATACATCTAAAGTATCTTCTATTTTCCATAAATCACCTAATATACATTCAGCTAATTCAACGTGCCAAGTTCTTTCGTGCCAAAATTTAGGATGTTCGCAAACTATCTTTCCGTTTTTATTCAACCAAGCGTTTTTTAAATCTTTCAAAATATATTTATTTTAATTTATTAATAATTCGTTTTCTTATCCGTACAGCTCTTGTACTATCCGTTGTAATTAATTTTTGTTGTCTTTAATGCTATTAACGTCTTTTTACTTGTATCATTTTTTCCTTAGCGGAAAAAAGGTTTTGTGTTTCTCAAAAACGATAATACCAACTATGCAATATAAATAATTAAACTACTACTTGTTTTATATCAAGTATTTCTACCCAACCAATAAAAAATTTATTTATATTTTCATCTGTAACTTCTTCAATATTTTCAAATGTTAATATTCTTCCATGTTCCTGGTATAAATACTTTCTACCATCCCATTTTTGTGTTCTGTATCTTACTGTAAATTTTATCATATTAAAAGTTTAAAAATTCATATTGTATTTAGTTGCAGTTTATTTTAGCGTATTAGTGTAAATGTTTACGCTAACTGTTGTTATCTTTTAAGCTGGTGTCTTGTTTGTTATTAACCATTAAGCCGTCCTAAAACAAAACACCAACTATTCAATAAAAACAATACTTAGTTATCTACACACCCAAACATACATAATGGATTTATACATATACCACCATTAGGGCAGCTCTTTAAAAATTTAGTAATTTTAACTTCTTTTTTACTTTTTTCTATCTGTTGTTTTTGTTTAATTGTTTTCATAATTTATATTTATTTATTCGTACTGTTTTTATCGTATTTAGTTGTATGCAATTAAAAAAGACATACAACACGTAATATAATTAATGCTTACTTTCCGTTCTTCTACGATATTCATTTCTTGTAACAGAATACCTAACAACACCAGATGTATATTCATAATATTGGTTGTACTCTAAGACATCCATAGCATAAACATAATTATCACTTATTTTATCATCTTTTATGTTTTGTATTAATTGTTCTAATTCCTTAATACATAATTCCTTTACTTCTTCGTTTGTTCTCATAATTTATCTTTTTAAAATTCGCACTAATCATATTACAATCCGTTATGCACAAGGTGGCTTTGGTAATTCCATCCAATGAGTCACGTTTTTATAAATAGAAACTTCATAATCCCCCCACATTTGTTCTTTACAATAAAATTGAGCTTCTAATATAATTCCATCCCAATTTACAATATAACTACATTCTTTAGTTGGAAGTCTATCTTTACACGCCACCCAATCCATAACTACTGGTATAGTTAAGTTTTGCACCAGTATAACATCTTCAATAGTTGCAGCTATTAAGCCTCTATTATTAAGTAATTGTTTTTCTGTAAAACCCCTTAATCTTAATTTTCTTTTTACTTCTTCTTCTAAAATCATAATATTTATTTGTTAATTTAAAATTCTAGTTTTTAAGCGTACAATGCATAAACTGTTACGTTAAAAAACATTTAAATGCTGTTACTATCAATTTCTTCTCGCAACTCAAAATCTAAGTTACTTTTTAAAACTTGACTTAAAGCACTATTAATTTCTGCATAAGTAAGTTCAAAACCGCCATCTTTTGCTACTTTATCAATAGCTGTAATTATAGCATATTTCAATTCATTAATTGTAATGTGTTTTTGTTGTCGTCTGTTGTTAAATTCTGAATCTGTCATTTTATTTATTTTAAACGTTAGTTAACTATGTAAATAATCTATGCTTTTAATGTAATATTTAACGATAATTTGCAATAGTTTAATTCATAGTGTAATTTTAAGTATAATATTGCAATACAATCGCACATATCATTTACTATTAAGTTGTGCGTAATATTTTTTACCAATATTCTATCTCAAAATCTAATTTAATTATTAATATAATGCTAATAAGTGAGCTTCCTATAAATTGTATGAACATTCCTACTCTTGAAGGTATGTTTATTAAGTAATTAAAATCATATAGCATCCAACCTACTATAGCCCATATTCCAACAAAAACACATACGCACAACAGCGTATATAAAATATACTTTCCTAATTTACTCTTTAAAAATTTTTTCATCTTTATTGTATTTATTAATTATTATTAAATTATTTTATTTTTAATCGTACAAATGAAAGTGTACTCTTTCAAAGTCGCAAACTACGCCCAACATAGTATAAAAGCTATACTTTGCTTTCTCGTTCAAATTCATAAATACTGTCATCAATAAATGTTTTTAATTGTTTCCATTTATCAACATTAATGCTAAAATCTATTTGTTTGTTATCGTCAGTTAAAACAGTAAAACCAACACTTCCGTCTTGGTGTTCAATACACAATTCGTTTTTTTTGTCTCTTAATACTAATTCCATTTTATTTATATTTAATTATTAATAATTTATTTTCCTTATCCGTATAGCTTTTATACAATTCCGTTATAATCAAATAAAATTATTACATACCTGCTAATAAATCAGTTAATGCTCTTGGGTTTTCTAGCGTGTCCCAAAGTGATCTTAATTCTTCTTTAACTTGTTTTAATTCTTTTTCAAGTTTAACAACATCTTTGGGTTTTGCCTGTTCAGCTCCTTCTTTAAATGCGTCTTCTGCAATTTTTTGGTAAGTTGGTAAACCTCCGTACATTTTTTTAGCGTATTCTTTAGCTCCCATAATTTTACTTGTTATAACTACACCTATAATTTATAATGTAGTATGTTAATATTTATATTTTTTTTTATCATTTAGTTTAAGTTTTGCATAGTAATTTTAAATTTCTTATCATTACAAATCATAGCAAAATACAGTTGGTAGTGAGTTGGGTTGTTTTTCTTCTGTTTAAGCTAACTGTTTTAATACTATTATTGTATTTGTCTTATTTAGTTTTAATGCGCTAAGGTTTCAACTACTACAATACAACTACGTTTATAGCTTATGCTAACATTTTTGTATTCTGTCAAACAAAACTAAACTACCAGCCACGCTTACATTTAAACTTCTTTCACCAGGTAAATAAATTAATTCTTGGCATTTATTTATAGCCTCTTTTGTTAAACCATTATCTTCCGCACCAAGTAAATAACAAGCTCTTTTCGGGTGTTTAAAATTTTTAATTGGTGTTGCTGTTTCATTTTTACTTACAAAATATTATTTATTTATTATTTTAAAATTCTTTTGTCTAATTACAGTTGCAATTAATTTTTGTCAGACTTACCAAAGTCAAGTCTATTCTTGTGTTTAAATTAGTTCTTATTAGAATGGTTAACTAACAATTTTTCAATATAGTTTTTTAAATTTGTTTTATTTTTAATTGCCATTATTTGCAATCTTTCAAAAGTTCCATCTTTTTCTGGAATGTCTATAAGTTTTTTCATTTTGTATTATTTTTATCAAATATACATAAAATATATAAAATATACTATTTTAAATAAAGTTATCTTCAAAAATTTCTCTATCAAATTCATTTTTATTACTTTCAATTAATTCATTTTTAGATGATTCAGTTAATTCAAACAAACCATTTTCTAAAATAATTTTTTGAATTACATTAACTGATTTGTGTATATCATTATTATATCTAATGTTTATATTGTTTGGAGACCATTCTAAAATTAAAGGATTTTCACTATCCGTTTCTGAACCTCCTGTGTGTTTATTCCTTACATTTTCAACAATTATTTTATTTAGATTAGTGCCTTTTTCTCTGTCTATTACGTACGTGAAACTCGCTTTATTCAAGAACCATCCACCCTCTGCATCGTAACTTGTAACAGCTTCTAATTTTCGTTGATTTGCCATTGTAGGATGTTGAGATACATGAACGCTGCACCATTTTTTTGTAAATTTTAAAATTTCAGTTGCTGCAACAACACCATCTGAATAACCATTTCCAGTTTCTTGGAATCCATTTCTAAAAGAATTAATGGGGTCTAATAAAACAGCATGTATCTTTTTACCTTTTTTTATTAAATTTTTTGTTACATATAAAGCTGTTTTAATATCGTCTACTTCTATAAAAATAAAATGCTCATCCACCCAATCACTTACCTTTTTATATAATTCTAAATTTGTTTTTTTAATATTTAATGCAAAATCTCCTAATAAATAATTCATATAATTCAATTTCATAGACCATTCACTATTTTCTTGAAAGCAAACTACCCAAATTAAATCATTTGATATACTTCCTATTAATTGCAATGCCTGTGTAATAGTAGTTTTACCAGAACCTTTTTTACCAGTTAACACATAAAATTCATTGTCTTTAAAAATAAAATGTTTATCTAATAAATAGATTCCAGACTTATAACCTCTTTTAATTTTACCATTAAAGAAATCTAATAAATCTGTATTTATTTTATTTTTATTTACTATAAATTTACTATAATAAATATTTTCTTCAACTTCTATTTTGTTTTTTTTATCTATTAATTTAATCATGAGAATCTATTTAGAGCTTCATTAATCATAAAATCTAATCTTTCAGTAACATTTTCAATAGTATAACTTTCCTTTACACTTTTTAAATCTTCTATTGTTTTTACTCTATTAAATTGGTTGAAATGTAAATCTTTATGAAATGATTTATAAAAAGAATCCAGCGGAAGATCTAATAATTTGCTTAAATCTTTTTGCGGTATGTTATCAAAAACAGTTGAATTATAAAATTTAATGTTTTGGTGCAAAAAGTAAATATATAGCTTTGCAAATAACTGGTTGTTTCTAACGTTATTTTTTATCTCTCTATTCATCCATTCAAGAATGCAATTAAGACTGTCAATGTCTTCTTCATTTGGTTTGAAAGATTTGTTATTTGAGAATCTCCATGATAACCTATTTATTGCTTTTTCAGTTTTATATTTCATAATTGACTTTTATAAGGATTTTCACCGTAAATAATTTGTTTTTTTGTTTTTATTATTAATTCATCATTCCAACTTTTTTGATTTAGATAACTTGATGGATTTTTGCGAAATTGTTTTTCAGGATTATTTAAAATATAATTTGGAATTACTTTAATAATTTTTTCTTTATCAGATTGTTTTAATTTATTCCATTTTTTAATAGCTAATTCTTTACCTACTTTCTTATCGTACAACTCCCAAAAATCAGAAAACGATGGGTATATATCTTTAGATATATACTTCTTGTTAGTTGTTAGTTGTTTGTTATCAGTTTGTTGTTTGCTTGTTAGCACTTGATAATCTTTATACTTAACTATTTGGATTATAGAACCTTTGCTGCTTGTTTTGTTTGTTACCTCGTTTGTTAGTTCCAAGTTACCTAATGCAGTCCTAATATTCTGAATGCTTAACCCTGTTTGCTTTGAAAGTAAATTTAAACCAGTCATAACTTGACCAGTATTTATTAATACACCTCTATATTTTTTAGGCTTATGATTTGCTTTTAAAAGTAAGTGTAAAAACAATCTAAAAGTATTTGAATCATCGTACCATTCCCAATCTAACATTTTTCTATGTATTTTTATCCATCCGCTATTATCCATACTAAAATGTTTCTGAAAGTTTATTAATTTCAATATCTTTAAAGAATTGAAGTATAACATCTACTATAATATCGCTTTTCAAAAATCTAATTGGATAGTCTAAAACTAAATGTCCATCCTCTACAACTTTCATTCTATATGTTATTAACTCAGCTAACATACGTCCTAAACTACTTCTTTCGTCAGGTGTAGCAGTTATTCTATTTTGTTCTAAAAATGCTTTTAAAGTCATTTGTGTAGTTTTTAAAATTAAAAAACCTTATAAAATCTAGTAGGGTTTGGCTTCTACTTTCATTTATAAGGTTTATGATAATTTCTTTAAGTTACTATGTTGCCAAACCGTAACTTTTACAAATATACTAAAAATCTTTTAACATATTCTTATTTGGTTTGAAAATTAATTCAAATCTCTCTTTTGCCTTATCGTAATTCTCAGCTTCTATTATTACTTTAAATTTACTATTAGGCATTTTAAACGGATAATTCGTCATAACTTATTTCTTTTTGTAATAATAAATGGATTTCATCTTTTGACTTACAACCTAGTATTTTGCTGCAAATATATTTTTTATAATTATTTTCTGTTTTAGATACCATTTCATAATTAGAAATAGCTTCTTTTATAATAGTATTAAGTTCATTAAATTTCTTAAAATGCCTCTTAACAACCATTAAATCAAATATCATTTTTCGTGAATGTATAACTGTTGCGTGTGTGAAATTGTGTCCATAGTAGCTACCAATTTTACCAAGTGGTCTAAGCGTATATTTCCAAGAAAAGAAATGAAAAAATTGTCTAGCTTCAACTATATATCTAAGTCTATTTTTACCAAATAACTCCTCTTTTGTTATATTGAAATAATTTTCAATCTCTTCTGATATTACATCTATCTTTTCCATAGTTAATTTTTAAGTGTGTAAAGTCCAAACCATTTAGATCCTTCTTGTTGTATTCTTTTCATTTCAATATCCATACCTTCTTCTCTCAACAATAAAATATATTGGCTCAATCTAGTTATGTGATATTTTGAAATTGCAGTCCAAGAAGTGATTGATTTATATTTCTTAAAATGATTTCTTATTTGCGTTAATTGGCTTTCATTTGGTGTCATAATTTGTCGTTTAAATAGTTATCTATAATTTTTTTTATCATTTCAAAATCCCATCCAAAACAAGCATAATAACCTCTTAAATTAAGTTTGTCAATCATTTTCTTTTGCTCCTGCAAATGTTCATTTGATTTTAGTTGTCCATTCTCTTTAAATGGGGTTTCTTTTTTTAGCTCAATAAATAAAGCAAAAAATTTAATATTAGGTTCTAATATCATTAGATCAGGATAAGCCCTACTACTTCTTAACTTCTTAACTTTTACAGCTAAACCCATTGGTAGTTTAACACCGCTCATGTCGGAATTGAACAACACTTTAGGATATTGCAAGCGTATGTATGTACAAACTTGCAAATGTAGTTGTTGCTCAGTCATTTAAGCGTATCTAACAGCAAAATAAACAGCAAACATAAGAGCTGTTAAAATGTATAAACTTGCTATTGAAATTAAACCGTAAATTATTACTTTTTTTAAATTTTCCATATTATTGAATTGTAAATTTGTTAAACCATTTATTTATTTCTATTCTTTTTTTCGGGATAAATCCACTCTGAATTTTAACTCCAATAGGAACACTAAAAACTGGATATTCTTTTAGCTTTTTGCTTTCCACTTCGATACGAATTTTATGTATCTTTTTAATTTTTAAACCTGTATTTGTTTCTTTCATAATTTTTAATTTAAAAGTATTGTTCGATATTTTCTTTTATAAGTTCTTTATTAAAATTGAAGTATTTTACAATAACATATAAACATTTACTATAATACTCTTCAAATTTATACTTGTCCATACTAGCAAAAGAAATGCTGTGAGCTTGTTTAATAACGTCTCCTTTAATATTTTCTCTTAATGTAAAGAATCCAGCCTCAATAGTAATATCATTCCTTAAATCGTCTATATTAGCATATATTTCCTGATTTTGAAATACTAAATTAAGTAATGCAAAGTATTTTTTATGAAACATATAGTTTCTAGGCTTCTTAATTTCGCACTCTAACAAATCGCCTACTTTTATTTTCTTCAACTTTTCATAGTCAGAATCATACGCAACTTTGAAAGAATTGTTTAGCTGTTTAACTATTGTCAGTTTCATTAAAATTGTCTATTTTTTATTAATTTATTAATATAATCTAATTTTAGATTCGTAGCTATTTCAATTCTTGATTTTATTAAGTCAATCATTTTCTCATCTCTAGATATGATTATTTCGTGATAATATTCTTTTCCATTTTCTAAAAGATAGTTAAAAAAATAAGCCTTATCAGATTTAGTACTTAACATTTGCATTTGCATTTGAGCAATATATTTTTTCTCAACTTCATTAATTCCATTAGCAACATATTTAAAAAATTTATTTCTTCTAGGTGCTTTTATTTCTAATACAGAATTATTACCAACTAAACCATCAGGACTTGCCCCAGCGTGTTCGCCATAAGGAAAGAATATACAGTTACTAACATCAATAAAATCTAATTGCTTTAATTCTTTAAATTTACTAAACGCTAAAGGCTCTAAATCTATACCTCTTTGCATATCAAAAGAAATTAGAGTATCGTCTTCATCTAATCCATAAACAACTTCAACGGCCTTTTCAAAAGCAAATGAATCTATTGAATCATTAGTTCTTTTTAATCCTTCTTTTCCTAAAAGCCTAACTATGTCAGATGCTGTAAATCTACCTTTTCGCATTTCAAACCACTCTTTACTTCTTTGATCCAACATAATTCAAATATTTAGTTTCTATATCTTTTGTAATATTATATGATTTTTTTATCATTTCAATAGTTGCATTCGCTTCTTTTGCCTTTTTAAAATTGTCTTCAGTAAAATTTATTTTTTGAATCAATTTAGGTTGCACCTTTTTAATTCTAACGCCACCAACTATTTCACCTTTCATTTTAACATTGTAGTCTATATAAAGCTCAATTTTAGTATTTACCCAGTCCTCAACAAAAGGACTATTGTTATTAAATGATTTTACTACTTTTGAATTTGTAGAGTTCAAAACAAGCGGTTTTATATTTTCATTAAAATAAGCTATATTATAATTTCCTTTTCTACCAGCAACCATAACATTAATTTCCTGTTTAACATTTTTTATTGTAAATATCAATTTCTTTTTTTCTTCAATTAAATCTTCCAAATCTGCAACTCCTAAATGGTCGCTTTTAAATACTTTCCTGTAATGTGTTTTTTTGTTTTCCATTTTTCTAAAATTTTAATTGTTCAATAATTTCATCATTTGAAATGTGATCTAAATTAATGCTAATATCGTTTATAATAACATCAATTTCTTCAACATTAAATTTCGTTGCCTTTTCTTCTTCTACAATAACACTATGCTTTAAATTAATATAACAATGTTCTTCTTTCCACAAAAAAACAATCTCACTATCATAGCTATTTGTATAGCCTTCATAAGTTGTATAGTCTTTAATAGATTCTAATATAAGTTTTTTTATGTTTTCCTTTTCTTCAAATAGTTCGTGTAACTCTAAAAAGTTAAACGGTTTCAACTCATTAAATAAATGGTAAGTATTAAATGCATTTCTCAAAGTTAAGTTACCGACTATCCTTTCATTTTTAAGGCTGTCTACAATTGCATCCTTTAGGTATTTATACTTTTCGTAACTTTCTTCTATTTGTTGTTGCTGTTCATTGGTTAATTTTTCATAAAGATTCATATATAATTGTTAATTTAGGTTAATAATAAAGCTAAAGTAATAAATATATCTTATATATACAAATGTAATTGTAAATATCTGTAAAAAAGAAATGACTAATAAGTTAATATTAGTCATTTCTAAAGTATATTAGCACGAATAATTAAATTGTAAGCCCAATAAACATAAGGAATGCACCTATTCCAGTACCTTTTACAAATGCCCAAAATGATTTTCTACGTCCTTTTTTCTTTTCTAGTTTATTTACAGTTTTTAAATTGTCTATTATGTAATTTAGTTTACCAATTTTTATATGTTGAACACCTATAATTTCTGTTTTTACTGCTTTTATGCTATCGCATACATCCAAAGATTTATTTAATAAAATAACTTTCTTAGCATTAGCATTGCCACGCTGTATTTTGTTATAAATACTATCTCTTTGTACATCAGTTATTAATAAGGTCTGTGAATAGCTTATTTTTAGTGTCATTGTCACTATTAGAATAGTCAGCCAAAAGCTCTTGTAGTTTTTTGTTTGTAACATAGTATTTATTTTTATAGAATGTTTCTTTTTTTTCTAGGCTATCTACTTTTAATTGCAATTCATTTTTTAGTTTATCAATAGTTTCAATGTCACTTTCTAGTTCTCTATTTTGATTGTCTATTTGTTCAATCTCTTTATTTAACTTTTTCACACGTTGTAAACCTATAAAAGATGAAGCAAAAAGGAATAATATTAGGAAAATTATTGCAATGTGAAAAGATTTTATTTCAAATTCTACTTTCATATTTAAATTATTTTATGTAAATTAGCTTCATCTTGAATTTTTCATAGAAATTTGATTTAAGGGTTAGTAAACTTAACCAGTCATTAATTTGGCTGGTTTTCTTTTTATAAGTTAATTATTAAAGGCCTTTTTGAAGTGTTCATATAGCCTGCGTGAACCCAACCAACCGTATCTTCAAAGTTTTCTAAAGTATTAATCTTTTTCAATTTCCCGTGACTTATAAGTACTTTTATAAAATCATACAACTCCCTTAATTTACCATTTACAGGCTCTAAATCAAATGTGTTTCCTTGTTTATGTGTAGAATAAAATGATCCGTCTTTATCATTTGGAGGTCTTAATCCTCTTGAATCTAAACCAATATTTAAACGGTTGCAGTAAATCCCACTTCTGTAAATTAGATACCATTCTTCACGAATGTAGTCTAAATCTTCTAACGCATCAGCATCTAATCGCCTTAATGCATTTATTTCACCTATACTCTTAATTATTTGAGGGTGTACTAATTCTTTTAACGTAAAAAATTTCGGTTTATACATATTAATCTTCTCCTTTAATTTTTAAAATCCATACTAAAACACCACTTAAAAATGAGGATATAAATCCAACTGTCCACAAAGCAACTCTGCCTTTACCAACAAATTCTGTTAGCCATTTCAGTTCTTTTTCGTGCCTGTTTGATCTCTCTATAATTCCTTCTGTTTTTGTTGTATCATCACTATTAAAATAAAACAAAATTCTCTTAACATCACTACTCGTTTCTGAGGCTGTTTTTTCTAAAATCTCAAATCTTTGTATAAGAGCATTAATTTCAGCCTGATTTTGAATGCTAATCTCCTTTTGTGTCATTCTGTTATAGTGCGGGGTCTTCATTGTGAGGACTATTTTTTAATTCTGTTATACAAATCTATCGCTCCTTGAGTTCCAATGTACATTAGTGAAATGTACACCCACTCCTTACCATCTATTTTACCTTGAAATATTAAAAATGTTGCTATAAAAAAAACAGTCAACTTTTTGCTAATTGTCCATGATAGTAATTTATCTATAAATCCTTTCATTTCTTAAATTTTCTTATTATTATTGACCACAATCTATTTTTAATTTTATAAATATATCTATTGTGACTTGCTCCAAACTGAAAGTAAAACCAACCTGCACTATAAGACCATCTAAAATATTTAGTGCCTTTTATTTCGTATGTAGCAAATTGCCACCCTTTTATTTTATAGTTTCTCCAAGTTAACTTACCTTTTTTATTTACTTTTTTACCAACTTTAGGACTTACCAATAACTTTAAATTCCAATGGCTGTTACGTATTGCATTTTGTTGGTAGAAACCTTTAAAATTATGTTTAAACCTACCATAGTCTCCTGCGTCTTTACCGCCAACAGTATCATTTAAAAACCACCATAGTGGAACTATATTCCATTTTCGTACATAGTCTTTGATAAAATAGTTTAAAGGTGTAATAAAAAGCCCTAATAGCCAAGCTAAGGCAAACACAAAACCCAATAATATATATCTTAAATATCTCATTTATTTCTTTTTAAACTTGTGTTTTCGTCTTCTAAATTTGACATAATATTTTCTACTATATTTTGTAACTTATCATTTGAATAACTTAACTTTTGTAATTCCTCTAAAGCAATATCAAAATCACCAGTATTACACCATATCATAGCTTTTCTAATAGGTGTATATAACTTATTAAATTGGTTTTGTGTTAGCTTATCTTTTCTTAATTTACGCACTAAACGCCTTTTTGTTTTAGTGTATAAATCACTGCCTAAATTCTTTTTTTCTTTCTGCTTATTATCCTCATCTCTATCTTCTTCATCGTCTTTCTCTTTTTCAGACTTGTCAATTATTTTATATTTTGCTATTTTATCATCTTCAAAAATTTCTACCTTACCTAACTTTTGATTTTTAGAATTATAAACAGGGTTTTCAACATCGTAAAAACCTTCTTCATTGTAAACTTCTTGTGAGGCACTTCTAAAATTAGGTTTTGTTTGTCCGTTTTCCTTTTCATAAACTTCTGGAAGTTTACCGTATATTTTTACTTTATTTTCTTCTTTTTTTGCGTACATAATCTTAATATTAATCGGTTATAGTCCAGCCTTTAGTTATTAAATTTGCCCTGGCAGTATCGCTTGCTGTTGTCCTTCCTATATCTATTGTTAAAGTACCATCGGTTACTCCATTAGTGTCTAAATCTATATAAATATTATCTATCTCTGTAGATGTTAGACTATTGCCCGAACATAATAAAGTTTTTAATACTGTATTTGTAGAAATATCTAAAGCTGTTAATGAATTTTCTTGACAATATAAAAGTGTTAGACTTGTGTTTGTGGAAACATCTAATGCTGATAAGCTATTAGTCTGAACTCTTAAAGTAGTTAAAGCAGTATTTGCAGATACATCTAATGTTGATATTGAGTTTATAGAAATATCTAACGATGTTAAACTTGTATTTGTAGAAATATCTAATGCTGTTAATGAATTTTCTTGACAAGAGATGTTAGTCAACGCTGTATTAGTTGATACATCTAATGCTGTTAACGAGTTTGAACTACATCTTAAATCTATTAACGGTGCATTCGTAGTAATTAAAGATGTCATCGTATTTGAATAACAAAATAAAGTTTTTAATACTGTATTTGTAGAAACATCTAAGGTGGTTATTGAATTTGTGTGGCAAAATAAAGTTATTAGTGCTGTGTTTGTAGAAACATCTAAAGCTGATAAAGAATTAGAATAGCAATATAAATACTGTAATAATATATTTGTAGAAACATCTAAAGTACCTAATGGATTAGAATATGTGTATAAAAAATATAAAGCTGTATTATTCGTTAAATCCAACGATGTAAGTGAATTTGAATTACAAACTAAAATACTCAATAAGGTATTACTACTTGTATCTAATGATGTAAGTGAATTAGAAGCACATCTTAAATCTGTTAATGCTGTGTTACTTGTAACATCTAAAGATGTTAATAAATTTGAATATATATATAATTTACTTAATGTAATTGCACCTGCTAAATTAACACTAGTTAATGATAAAGTATTAACATTAAATGTAGTTACTGTATCTAAATTTTCAATAGCAATATTTGCAGTACCTGTATTGCCACTAAAGTCAAATGTAGGGTCATCTATTACTGTTCGTGCTATGGTAACACCACCGCTTACAGTCCAAGCTAAAGTACTTCCTGTGTTTATAACACTAGCAGGAGACCAAGCGACTAAAACAGATGTGCTGTTTAATATTATTGGTGGCGGTATTTTTTTTCTACCTACTATCCTATTTCCTAAAATATTTATCATCGTGGGTCTATACTTGCTTTAAAAATAGGTGTTGTTGCATCAGGACAATAAATGGTTTCGTAATTTGTAAGTGTACCATCAAAACCTGTAAGTTGGTCTGCTTTAAAACCTGTTGGGTGTGTTAAAATAAAATTACCTGTATATATTAATTCAATACTTTTTCCTGCTACTAAACTGCCTGTTGTAAAGGCTAATGTAGTATCGGCAGTCATATTAAATTTATAAATTATATCTTGTGAAAAATCAATTGTTAATGTTCCACTTACATCTCCTAAATCTACAACTCCTTTTAATTCTCTTTTTAGTTCTGCATAACCAACACTATTTATACTCGGAGTTGTTGTTGAGGCGCCGTATTGTATATAAAATTCGTCTAAATGTATAAAGATGGCAGTTCCGCTTACTGTATCTGTATTAATTACTAATTTAATCTCATCGAATCTTGTTTCTGTAAACGACACATCGGTATCAAATACATATAACTCTTGAATGGTTGTTAAATCAGCTGTATTAAATTTAGTTTTATCAATACTATACAATCCTATTCTCACTCCTAAATTCCAAAATTCAACATTTATTCTGTCTTTTATAGCCCATTCTGATAAACTTTTAACTTTAAATTTAATGTTGTTAAAATCAGCTACCGTAATTCCTAATGGGGCTACAAAGCTAATCTCATCGTAAAATAAAGGAGTATCTATTAAAATATCTTTTGTTAGATTTATAGGTGTTAGTGTATTTGCTAGATTTATTCGAGTACTTGCGTTTGTACTAGTGTCCCATTCACCACCTAATATTTGGGCATTCTCATCATAGATTAACTCTAAGGTAACTTCCGATGGCGCAGTTGAAGAGGCACTCACTAAAACCAGATTTGTTTTTATTTCTGTCTGCTCATCTATACTTGGTTCTAACGGTGTCGCACTTGGCGTTCCCGTAACAAAACTTAATCCTAAGACTGTGACTACTATTACATCTAATCTGTCATTTGTAGCATCTGGTGTTGTTAATGTAACTGATTCTCCGTTACTTATATAAATAACACTATCTAGTTCATATACAAGATTTACACTTTGAAATGTATAACCAGAACCACTCCAAATAACTTGTCCGCTAATTATTCTATTTAAACCTGTAATAGTGTTTTTTATTATATTACTTACTGCTATTCCGTAACTCGTACTTACACCACTAACATCTTTAACTATATACAATAAATCGGTAGATTCTGCTACTTCTACCAACGTTAATTGTGATAATTTTTTATCTACTCCCATTATAATATTATTTTACCATTTGTTTCTAATAGAACATAATTTCCTGTTTCAACTAATAATGCCTCTAACTCCGTATTTAAAGGCTCACCATATCCTACCATTTCACAGGAAAACGAGATATAAGAATCTATACTTGCTACGTTACTCAAATTATTTATATAGCCTTGTCCGTATGTATAACCACCTAAACCATCGTCCATTCTCCAGCTTACTAATTGCTTGTATCTTTTATAAACTACTAATTCATAATAAGAAATTTTTGCTGTGCCAATATATTCATCAAATAATAAACCACTAAAAGATAAACTATAACCCTGTGTAGTAGGTATAGAAGTCCGCCAACCGTTTGAGTTATCTCTTGTCGTTGTCGGTGTCATTTCCATATCCTCACTAAAATTATCGCTTGACAAACACCCGATTGGAAACCAAGTACTATCTCGCAAAATATAAATTAATCTATCTGTACCATTTATAAAACTCATATCTCAAATTTACTAATAATTTTTTAACCTTTAATTGTTGGTTTTACTGTTTTACCATAATCCGGAGTTTCCTCATAATCAATATCATTTAATTCATCACCTAATATCTGTTGTAAAGTTAAAGAAATAATATTATTTTTCGTGTTGTAACTATACTCTAAAATCATAAACATTGCATTAATATTGTTTATAGTTATAACGCTTAAATAACTGATATATCCAAATATATCTCCACTAAAAATCTTTGTAGGTTTTTGAAACATTCTCATAGTTTCCTCACCCATTATTTGTAGTATAGGTTTCTCTTCTGTAAATCCATTTCTATTCCAAGTTTTTGTGGGTGTTACTGCATCTGTTTTATATAAAGTTCCTTCGTATAAATCCGTATCATTATCACCTGTTGCAACTACTCTAACATCTTTAACTCTTGCAGATGGTTTTGTAGTTCTTTCAAATGTGTGAAACTCTCCTTCAATTATTTGTCCTGTATTGCTGTCATCTGGAGATACTTTTACGTTTGTTATATTTACTAATGTTCCTGTCGTTCCGTAAGATGTTGGCCACTCATTAGGATTGTAAATTGATACGTATAAATACGCTGTATCTGTCACATCTTCTGGTAATGTAGGCGTTGTTATATCTACTAAATTTTCTTTGTATAAATCAATATCATTTAAAATCCAATCAACTCCGTCTGCACCCCAACTTAAATCACTTTGTAAATAAAACTTTTTACCCGTTGCATCTGTTATAACTTTGTCTGAAACCATTACTTTATATTGGATTCTAACAGAAGAGAAAATACTTGGTAATTTTGTTGAATTATATTTTATTTGTACTCTAATCGGTGTGTAATTTCCAACCGTAATAGCTTGTGTTCTTAATTGCTCGACTTGTGTCGCTAATAGTCCTGTTTGTAATTTTATTCCACATTCTCCAGCAATAAGTGTTTCTAAATACGAACTGTCAACAATATCCCAATCGCTTATGGTTGTCCCATCTGTTGAGCATAAACCTGTATTGTCATAAAAAGACTGTACTAAACCATATTTATATGATATTCTATAAGCGCCAATACTAGGTAATAATGAAATTTTTTGATTTGAATTTATATGGTGTGGATAATAAAAATTAACAGAACTTCCTAGTGCTACACCAAACTCAATAGGGTATCTATTTAATAAAACTCCGTCTAAATCGTGAGAATCGAAAATAAGCTTGCTATTTAAGTACAATTCGTTTGGTTTATAGATATACCATTTATCTCCAAAACTAGTTAAAATAGCACCGTATGGCTCTATAATATCACGTATTACGTCCTCGCAAGACATTATAGTTTCTCCATCATCTTTTATATACCTTTCTGCTATAACATAAACATTATCTAATACAGATTCGGTTGTTGCTAAACCTGTGTAATAAATACTTATCGAAGTTTCAAGATTTTTACTTATTCCTGTCCTTTTAAGTGCTTTATATAATATTTGTGCTTGTGTTATTCTCCCAGTTATCGGTAACCCTGTTGATTCTACAAAACTCAAATCTTTCAAATATCCTAAACCATCAACACAATCAAAACTTATATACCAATCACTATTCACAAAATCCTCATACCAACCAGCGGGGTTTAACCACCCCTTAAAGACTATTGCCTCATCTCTGTAATACTCAACTAAAAATGTTTTTTCTGTTTCAGAATATAAATCGTCATAAGTAAGATTTTCATTTGCTTCTAACTCAACTTTTATACCTTGACCTCTTATACTCTCTAAGTTATTTTCAGCTTTTGAATAATCCACATAAACTATTCCTTGAACTTCTATAATAGAACCCGTATAATCATCATCATAAATCCAACATTTGTGTATTATATTTCTAACATCGTAATATTGTATCTCGTATTTTACTGCCATTATCCAAAAGTTAAATTACCTCCAAATGATCTGTTTCTATCTAAAGTATTTTTTATAACACCTATTAATTTTGTACCTGCTATTTCAAATATAACATTACCACCACCACTTCTGCTAGTACCGTAACTTCTACTTTGAACACCAGGAGAATATTCACTTCCTGAACCTGAAACATTTGATGAGCCATAAGAACTTGATGCACCTCCCCGTGCCATTGTACCTATTGCTGAACCGACTGCTGTTAATACAACACCAGCGGCAATCAACGCTAAACCTGCTGGGGCGGCAGTTAATGGATTTGTTAAAGCCTTAGATGCTGTTGAATATGCTACTGCGGCAACCCCATACTGTATAAGTAATTTACCTAAATCTTTTAGAAAATTACCAATACCTACAAGTATTGTTTGACCTATTGCTGAAAATACATCACCTCCTGTTGCTAATGCAGTTCCTATTGCTTCGCCTAGTTGAGAAAATGTATTTGTTATCGAACCAGTTATTAATGTTTTAGTATCTCTATCAAAATCAACCATTAATTGACTTATATCTGATAATGTACTTTTTGTGTCATCTACTATTTGTTTATTATCGTTATTTGCACCCGGGTTTCCTGCTAATTTGGTATATCCTTTTTGTTGAGTAGGTATTGGTACTTGTATTTCTCTACCGGATAACTCACCAAGTGTTCTTTTGACATTTTCGATTGCTTTTTGATAACCAAGCCAAGCATCTGTTCCTACTTTTGTATTTGCTTGTAAGTCTTGTAAAAAACTAATAGTTTGTTTAGCCCAATTTTGAGAACCGAAAGTTGCGGTAACTGCTTGTTTTAACGCTTTTACTTTTTTAGTTGTTTCCACAAAACCACCGTTTAGTTTTGCTACTGTTCCAGATATTTTAACAATTTCTTTATCTGTTTTATTTAGATTTATAGTTGCATCTTTTATCTTACCTGCGGCATCTTCATTTATAATATAAACAGGTGGGTAACCTTGTGCTAATGCTATTAAGTTGGCTAATTTTTGTGTTATTGTTAATTCTGTGACTCTAAGTTTTAGCACTTCTATTTGATTCGCATACAGGGTCCGTTGAGTTACTAATTTTTGTAATTTTACAGCTAATAGTTCTTTTTCTTTTTTAATTAAATCATCTGTATTGTTTCCTAAGTTTTTTTGGAGTTTTATTTGCTCTCGTATTAAACTTATTTCACTATCTAAAATATCTAAATTATCACCTAATCTCTTTAACTCATCATTTATTTTTTTAAGTTCTGAATATGTGGCGCTCATAGCATTCTCAACACTATCCCAATTCTCTACTAACAAACCTAATGCAATTACGGCAAGACCTATCCCTGTTGTTGCTAATGCTACTTTAAACTCTGACAACCCTGCTGTCGCTCCTTTTACAGCCGTGTATGTACTCTTGAAATTACCACTAACTCCAGCTAAACTGCCACTAGCTTTATCGAGGGCGCCCATAGCATCTTTAGTGGATGTTTTTATTTTACCTAATGAATCGCTTAAACCTTTAGTGTTTTCACCAGATTTATTTGTTTCGTCACCAAACTTCTTTATCGACTTAGTACTATCATCTAATGCTTGTTTTAGATCACTATTATCAGCTCCTATTTTAACATTTAATTCGTTATCCTTTGACATCTTTAGATTGTTTTTCTATCTCTTTAAAATACTTTCTTTGCGCCTCTTTTATTCTTTCTTTAATAAGATCTGTCGTTGTATTTTTATTTTCTAATCTTATAAATTTTTCTTTGTCTTTAGGTATTTTCTTCGGGTCAACGTGTGAACCAATTAAACTATACCAAGCTATTTCACGAACTTTAAACCACGCTTTTTTTTCTCTTCTTTTATAAGCGTACAATCTTATTAAAAACTCTGCCCAAGTCATAGAATATACATACTCTAAACTCGGGCAGTTTAACTCACTTATAGCCATAGAAATAACGTCTTTAGCCCAATCTATTTTTTTTTTGGACTATTTGATTTCTTACTATCATCTTTTGGCACATCTTTAGTAAGTGATTTAGTAAATGCTTTTAGATACCTTTGTACGTTTTCAGAAGTTATACCGCCTTCTTTTTCTACCATTTCAATTATCTCAATAAGCGTAAATGGTATAATCTCATTCTGTACTATATAACCCCAAGATATAGAGTTATACATCATTAACGGTACAATTTTATATGGATTTTGATTTAGTTTTAATGCTAAGTCATCAACATCTAAACCTGTTGCTTCCAATACTTCTCCTAAAAATCCAAGACCGAAGTAAAAATCTATATTTTTACCATCAAATTCTATCGTTATTGATTTCATATATTAATTAGGTTTTAAATTATACTTTAGGGTCAACAGTTACTATATTACCAGAACCTGACATAGTTCCACTAAATTCAGTGAACTCATCACCAGAACCAGCCGTCATATCTAACCCGTTAAATATAGCTGTACCGTAATAAGCTGGTGTATCTGTTAATCCAGTATCTAATTTCCAAGTTTGTTCAGCATCTATATCGAATATACCCATTAATGTATCGTGAGACGCTTTTGTTGTTTCAGCACCAACAGAAGATGTGTCAATATATTTACCTTCAAACGTTAATTCGTATGATTTCGTACCACCTTTTCTAATTACAACTCCGGGGTCGCATTTAGTTTGTGCTTCTATTATCGCTTTAGTTCTGCTTAATGTGTTTGAAGTTAAACACGCTATTGGTTTATATACAGTGGTATCCCAAATGTATAATATTAAACCCTCCCCTTTTATAAAGTTAGACATTTTAATAGTTTTTTAAAGTTTATATTTGTAAAGATAATAAAATTTATCTTATTTGATTTTTAATTTCAATCTTAGAAATTTCCTAAATACAATCTCACTGTCGCTAACAAAATTTAAGTCATTAGGAAATGAAAAAGACTGATTTATAACTTCTAAATTACTCGCAACATCTAATTGAAAATTTAGTAAGTTAGTTCTTACAGAATCCAAGATATTATCTGCAAACAATCGACTACCTATATTCCCGGGTCTTAAATATTTTACAACAATATCTAAAAGTATTTCAGAATCCCAAAAATACTCACATTTATTATTTTTATCCACCTCATTGCTTTGAACCGTCATAAGTACATAATAATCGCTAACATCAACACCAGTTGCTCTATAATCATAAACTTTGATTACAACTCCATCAACCACCATACCATTTATAGCGTTGCTTATAGCCCGTCTTACCCATTTATCTGGTAGTGCTTTATTCATTTACGCTCCTAAATTAGTTGTTATAAACGTTCTTAAAGTAGTTTCTGTAAAAGCAACCAAAGCGCTATCTACGGATTCTGCTAATGTAAACGTAGGGTATATACTTTCCTCTCTACTTTCAGAGAATCCAGCTATTGACCTAAATTTAACAATGCCGTTTTTTAAATCAGTATCTATATACCAAGTATCTTTTTTTGGTTGTACAATGTCTGTTAACCCAGAAACTGTATCTGTTACTGTAAGAGAGTTTCCTAAAATTTCAATTTTTTTTGCCATTATCTATTAAATTTTTTTGTTAATTTTTTTAGTGCGCTATTCAAATCATTAATATAGTTTTTACCACCATCTTTAAATGCTGGGTATAAAAATGGTCTAGCTTGTATATTTATTTCTTTAATTCCTTTTCCTTTAAATTGTCGAGCTATATCACCCCAACCATCTGGTATCTCAACTTTTGTTCCTGTTCCAAATTCGTGATAAGCTGAATACGGCTCTGTTGCTTTTATAAAATAAGCTAAACCTTTTTCGTTTACTGGGTAGTTGCGTATACCTTGAATTAACTTACCCATATCCCAGATTTTATTAATAGCTGCATTAGTTTTTGCTTTGTACTCAATCTCTTGTGCTTTGAACTTTGTTATAGCTTTAAATTGCTCAATTCCTTCATAACCAAATTCATCAAACTTCTTAAGTACTTTAGTCGTATTTTTTATATTAACACGCAACTTCATATCTTAGTGCATATAAACATAACTATATTGTCTTTAAAATCTAAGTTAGTTGGAGTTGTTTTAATAGAATATTTATCACCTCGATACGTTAACCACATAGCATTAGGTTTTATCTCTGTATTTGCTCTGTTTCTAATTTTGATAATTATATTGTTTTCAGTCGAAATTAAACCTAAATCTACTGAAACACTTGCTGATTTTAAAGTTTTAATATTAGCCCAAGTATCAAGAACTAAAGTCGGTGTGTCTGAATTAATATTCCCACCAAAATTATCTGACGTTGTTACGTCTTTATAAATTTTAATTCTCTTTGTATATTCTCTTGCTCTCAAATCGTAAATCGTCTATAATTATTTAAAACATCTTTAGAATAAGCAGACAAGTCGTTTACAGTTTTACCTGTTTCTTTGCCATAGTAATAAATATCTAAAATTTCATAAGCAACAAGTAACAACTCTTTTGGTACGTCTGACGGTGTTACATAACCTACATTCAACGTTAATTCTGTTGTAATGTTACCATATAGATAATTTGTTCTGTTCGCTAAATTATCTTCTGAAACGTCTGTTGCAGGGTCTATAATACTATTAATAGGATAATCATAAACGGTTACACGTCCATCCACCATTAAATGTACTACATCTCTAGCGTAAACAAAGATATTAGTACATCTTTCAATATAAGACAAAGATGCCTCTAACATTGTAGTTATCAAAGCATCATCATCCGTTAAATCAGTGTCTACTCTTAAATAAGTTTTTGCACTCGCTAATGTTATAACATCAATATAAGCCATTTATTCTTATTTTATTTCAAGTTTATTACCCTCCTGTGTTACAGGTATTTTATATCCTTCCATTAAATGGTCTAAGTCTTTTCTTTTTCCTTTGTACTCATCTCCTTTTTTGTAATTTTTTTTTGTTTTAATACAGTAAAACGGAATCGCTACTTTTGGCATAATTTTATATTTATAGTTAATAAAAAGTTTCTATAAAAGTACAAAAAATTATTTAACATAAAAACGCCCTATCAATTAAGATAAGACGTTTTTAAATTTAAAATAAATATTAACCAAATACTATACGGCTGTAAAGTCTCCGTATATTAATGCATCTACTCTCTCAATAGCTAAACCAACTTGAGCTTCAACTCTTGCTGTTATGTTGTTTTTTCTAAAGTTGTCTGAATCAACCTCTGAAAATTCAACTGATAATCCTTCTGTAACAACTTTTTTCACTCTAGTCCAGTCACCAACATAGTATTTATTAGCTGCCAACCAAGTAGCTTTAAATACAGGTATTCCGTTAACTCTTAATTGTCCATTTTGGAAAGTTACAACCCCCGGTAAACCATATCCTGCTCCTGTTGATTTCTCAATTTTCAAGATACTATAAAAGTCTGATGGCGTTACTACAATTCCGTTTGGTGCAAAGTCTGAACTTTCTAAAGTTGCTACTTCATTAATCAACATCTCAATCTTATTTTTGCCTGTGATTATTTCTGTTGATGCGGTTACACCTGTTGATAGAGCAGTATTAAATACAGCATTTTCACCTTTCCAGTAATCGCGTCTTAATGCCATTGGTAAAAATGATTCTAAGAATGGTAAGTTATTCGCCATTTTTTTAGAATAAACACAGAATCCAGCAATGAAATCTGTATTAACGTCAATCATAGCTAAGTCATAATCATTTTGTGATTTGTCTGCTCCTTCTACTTGTGTTGTTACAGTTCCTTCTTTTCCTGTTTCTCTTGGGAAAGTATACGTACCACCTGAAATTGTAATAGAACTAATTAAATCAGCAATATTCAATAATTGGTTAGGTACAGCGGCCACCTGATTTGAGTAAACTCTAGGTTGATCTCCAGTTAATGCTGATGCAAGTGTCATATTTGTAACTACTTTAGTTTCTAAAGTAACTGCATTCCCTTTTTTAACTGTTTTGATTTTCTCAAAGTTCAAAGATATTAACTCTTTTAATTCATCTTTTTGTTGCTCTGGTGTGACTTTTTTGTTCAACTTCAATTTTGCATCTAAACTGTCGATGTGGTCTTGAAGTTTTTTAAATTCGGCTTTAGTTTCTTTTGAATCTGCTAACTGACCTTTTTTTATTTGGTCTAACATCTCATCTTTGAATTTAACTTCAAAGGCATCAACTAAAGTTTTTATTTCTGTTTTTGTTTTCCCTTGTATCTCAACTGATAAAGTTTCCAAGGCATCTTTTAATTCTTTTGCGTCCATAATTGTTTTGTAAATTCGTTAATTGTTTTTATCAATATCGGCTCATTGTCTGTTTGAGTGCTTGGCGGCTCATTATCGTTGAGTGATTTTTTCCCTAAGTTATATGCTTCTAATTGTAATTGTTTTAATGCTATTTCTAAAAGCGTAAATGTTTCGTCTGTAAAAGTTCCGTTTCTCATTGCTTTTACAATTAGGTTTACTTCTTTATTTATATCTTTTAAAGTAAGCCCTTTCATACCTAAAAATGGTGTGTTTGGATTTGCTCCTAACGTTACGTTAGAACCTTCAAAAAGTTTTAATTCTTTTAAGTATCTAATATTGTCGCTTTGACTTTTATTAAATTTAACAGTTTGATAACCTATTGAGTGTTCTTTTACGATTCCAGCTTCATATAATTTCATTAAATCCATTGAATATGTTGTATCAATTAAAGGGTTGCTCTCAAAGTATAAACCTTTGTTGTCTTCAATTAATACATTAAACTTTCCGTGTGGTTGCTTCCAGTCGTGATTATTCAAGAAATATATATTGTTTTTTCTCTCCATTATAGATTTAGCCATTGCGCCTTTCTCTATAACATCTCCAACTTTATCTACATCGCCAAAGTTAGCAAGATAACCAGTTACGATTCTATTCTTTGTATCTACATCTTTGATACCACCAGTTAATGTTTTATATTCTAAAATCATATTTTTTTAGATTTGTTGTGTAAATATAATAATTTTTATTTATATCGATATTAATTCGCCGTTTTCGTCCCTTTTAGGAATTATTGCAATAGCACATCTACAATTAATAATATTTTGTGCAGAACCTGTAATATCACCAGGATATAACAAACTTTCCTCTCTTATATCTCCTTTGTTGAATATAAACTTATCATAGTAATTTACTGTTTTACCATTCATTTCAAAATGGTCATACTCACTACTAGGTTTTCGTCTTGTGCGTTTGTCTTGCGCACTTATCCATATTTTCTCCATTACGAAACCTGACGTTTCACCTGCTATCCAAGTTGCTCTATTGGCTGCACTTGTTGTTTCTGTTCGTGCTATTCTCTCTGCTTGCCATCTATAAAACGTAGGTTTATTTACAACTTCTTGTATCTCTTTTGATGCTTCTCTTATTGTAATATTATCCTCAAATCTATTTGTTAAAATATCAACAATATATTCAAAAAAGTTCTCTGATACCGTTGTTATTCTATAACTACCGTCTGTTCTTAAAAACTCTACTATTTGTCTTGTGTACAAATTAAAAAAGTCAATATAAAAATCTTTTTTACTTCTTTCTATTTCTTTAATTATTCTTTTACTATGTACTCTACCAATTTTAGAATAAATGTTGTAATACGCTTCTTTAAGCACTTCTATATCTATACTTTTACGTATTACTCTTTTATAGTTTTTATTATTGATATTCTCCCAATCAATATTACTAATCCAAGTTTCAAAAACAGATTTAAGTTGCTTTGTTGAATATCTCTCATACTCTTTATGCCATCTTAACCACTTTAATCTGTATTTTTTAATTCTGTACATTTATTTTATAGATTATCTTTTACAGTTTTTTTTATAAATTCAATAGCATCATCAAAATCATCATATTTACCATCAATTGTATAATCAAACCCCCCTGAGCCACTTCTATTTATACCTGTGACTACAAATGACAAATCTACATTATACCTTACCTTGTGGTCTGCTATTCTTACTTCTTTACCGTATACGTCTGTATATTTACCTCCAAAATAATCCTGCAAACTAAAAAGCATTTTACGAGCCCTTTTCTCTTTTATTTCGTCTTCTTCTGCCATTGTTCCAGCTTCATCATACAATTTGTCTAATTTTTTTATTTGATTTTTATTTATTTCATAATCTCCATATTTATCGAAATTATTATCATTGTCAGACCATCTACCTTGGTTGTCTCTTTCCTGATTTTGGTTAAAACCTGCTTTATTTTCAAGTAAATAAGCATAATCTTTTTGATTATCAACCGTGAAAGAACTGTCAACTGCCTCTTCTAAAGTTAGCACATCGCTTGATATTGTGAATATTTCCAAGTTTTTATTTTCACTTTCAGGGTAGTTTATTGCTAGTCTGTACTCTTGTCTTGTTATTACGCCGTTTAATAATGCTGTATTTAACCACGTTGACAGTTCTTTAACATCTGTTTGCATTTCAGGAAGTTCTGAAACGTCAAACTCAATTATAGAGTTCTCATAACCTTTAAATCTAGGTAAAAATTCATTGTTTAACGCATATTCTAACAGTTTTAAATCTGGTAGTATATTGTCTGTAATTCGTTGCTTTCTCACTTCTTTTATTGTACCTCCAAAATCACCTCTATTTGCATCGTCCATAGCCCAACCAAGAACTGCGTGTATCTGTTCAGAATCGAATTTAAGATAATCAAACGGCTTCAACTCGTCACTTGTTAAACTTAATCTAGTAAATCCAATTTCAGCACTTACACCAGCTATTTTAGATAAATCCTCTGGATTATTATTCATTTCAATTAACTTCTCTTTTATATTATCTGCCTGTTCTTTTTTTAGTGGTGTTCCTTTTGCGTGAATTAAACCAAATGCACCTCCAGATTGTAATGTTTTAATGTTTAAATCTAGTGCCTTGTTGCTTGATTCTATATTTTTTAATGCTGCCCTTAAAGGAGATTGACCATATAAATGTGAGCCACTTTCGTCATAGTTTGGGTTTGAGTATTTTATATGAATTACATCTTCTCGTTTAAACTCAATATACGACCTGCCTTCAATTAATATATAACCCTCAATAGGATCTGTATCTATTATTGTATCAACATCTTTTTTAATAATAATTTGCATAAGATGGCTAGGCAATATATAAACTTGTTTAGGCGTTCCTGCATTGATTCCAAACTCAGGTGTAATAACATAAATGTAAACATTACCCGTAGTTTTTATAAACGTTTTAAATAATGCTATAAACTCTGTCCACGTTTGATTTGTGTTTGGTCTTTCTAATGGTAAAAACTTTTTTCTTACGTCATACGCTTTCTTCTCTAAAATTATTTTCTTTATTTTTTGTTGAGGTGTGTAAATACATTTCGTGGCTAAATTAAGATTGTCTAACTCTTTCTTGTTTGTACTGTCTTTAATATCTCGAATATAGTATGGTACACTTGCTGTTTTAGTCGCTTGTTGATTTATAATAGAGTATACTATTGAATTGACATTATACCCATCATTAATGTATGTTTTGTTATCTGCGTCATACTGTGTTTGACCGCCACCAACTGCCCATAAAAACGCTTCGTTAAACTGATTTATTATTTTCTCTTCTATGTTTTTCTTAAATGGATTTATTCTCTGAACTAACTTTGTAAGTTTCGACATACTTTATAAATTTTGAGTAAATTTAATATTTTATTTTTAATTATTTTAGAAAGTGAATATTTCCTCTTCTGTTTCTTGTTCAATTATACCTGTTAACGTATCTGGCGCATCATCAAATAGATTCGCTTTAAACAACTTTTTATATCTCGTTACGTCTTTATAGAAGTCTGTCCAACGTAAAAACCAATCACTTGGCATTACTATTCTATTGTTGACTGTTGCACTATTTGAAAATATACGTGCTTCTTTATTGTTTGATTGGTGAAACCATCTTACAAAAGTATTAACATCTTTCTCTACTACCCTAGCAAATCCTCGTCCACCATTGTTGCTTTCAATCATTGCTTCATTTACTTTATTTTGTTTTAATAATTCGATAGTCAATGGTTCTGTATCTTCCATTGGTTTATCTGTGTATAAAATATCTAAAATATAGATATGATTGTCGCTTTCTGCTAATGGCATACCGTAAACTATTGAACATAATTTATCTGTTCCTGTATCTGCTGTATCTGTGTAATTTTTTATTATTTTTAGTTTTGGAACCTCTTCATAAGTTTTAAAACTTCTGTATAGCATACCCTCACTTGACTGTGGATTTCCCTGATATAAGCACTTGAATTTTTCAATATCCATTTCCATTGCACTTTTTAGTTTATCTTTTGAATGTTGAGACCCCCATAATGGCTCTCCTTTTTCTCTATTGTCAATCTCTGTTTTTTCGCTATCTTTTAATGCTTCAAAATTTATTTTTATCCATTCGTCATCTTTAAGTCTTAAATGTTTTATCTCTTGTATACTTTTTATCTCTTTTGCTTTCCCTAACTGCTCCAATCTACCTATTAAATCATCCTCGTGCCATCTTGTAAATACTATCAACTCTTGAGAGTTATTATGCAATCTAGTCTTTACTACTGACGTATACCAATCCCAAACCGCTCCTCGTATTATAGGAGAGTTACCCTCCATATAGTCTTTATATAAATCATCCATTATCATTATATCAACTTTATTTCCAGTTAACGATCCACCTCTCCCAACTGACTTTAATCCACCAGTTTTATTGACAATCTCAAACTCTTGAGAGTTTCTCAAGTAACTATTAGAAACAGTAACAACATTAGATTTGTTTAGTGTAGTATTAGGGAATATATCTGGATAAGGTTTAGTTGATATAATTCTTTGTACATCTCTATTGAATTTTGATGCGAATGTAGTATTGTAAGACGCAATGGCAATTTTAAGTTCAGGATTAATTCCCAGCATATAAGCTGGTAAACGTCTTGTAGAGCCTTCACTCTTACCGTGTTGTGGAGGCATTGTAATAATCATCCTTTTGATTTCACCTTTTGCAAACATATCTAAAAGTTTGTAATACATTTCGTGAAATCTTTCAGCTTCAAAGTTGTTAAATGTGGCTTTTGTGAAATTTAATAAAGAATCACGACTTTTCACAACTTCTAACTGATATATTAATCTATCTAACTCAATCTCTTGTGCTTTAGTCAGCATTTTTTTTATTTAATAAGTCTTTTATCTTATTCTCTAATTCTGTTTCTGTGTAATGTTTAAAATCGTTTTTAACATTAACATTGCTTTCGCTTCTATCTGTCCAGCCGTGATTTGATTTTAAGTTGATTATTCCCATTGCTACATTTATCTCACCTTTTTTTGCGTTTTGAAAGCAATTAGTTTCACAATTTGATTTTACCTCATCTAGCAAATGTTCTAACGTTGGGAATTTTTCTGCTATATATTTAAGATTGTTTCTTGTAGTCTTTATATTTCTACAAACTTCACCAATAAAATCATTTTCTTTGTTCTCTGACTCTTTTACTGCTCTTTCTAATAGTTCTTGTGCTTTCTCGATTGTCCAGAACTCTTTGTATTGATTACCCCCCATTGTTGTATTTTCTTGCTAATTTACAAAAAAGTTAATAACTATAAATTTGTTAAAAAATCATTTTTGATATATTTGTGTTTTGGTATCAATTCTATCTTATCTTTTATTTTTGATAGTTGATAAAATTTACGTTTATACCAAAAACCTTTCTTCATATTGTTTGAAGTTGTTATTTCTACTCCTGAATGATAATTAAATACCATTTCTAAATCTTCAGTGAATTGTATGTAATTACATTTTGTAAATTGATATTTCAATTCGTAATGTATTGATATTGTGTTTGTTTTGTATTGCATTTGTTTATTTTATTAGTAGTTGCAGTTTATATTGGTTGTCTTTAAATCTGTTCACTGCACTTGTGTTTGTGTGGTATGTCGGTTATTCCGACAATTATTTTATTCTTGTCCAAAACAAACACCAACTAACTAATATAAATAATAAAAATTACTATATTTTTCTATCATTAATATCTTGTTCTTTTAAATACCATTCCGCAAACATTTTAAACCTTGACATAGGTATTTTTAAAGTTGTATGTTCCATTGTTAATATAACTAAGTTTGGCTTTATTTTTATGCTTTGGTCATTGTGTCCTATTCCTTGTTCGTTTAATTTACTTGCTGTTACTATATCTTTACAATCGCAAGGTTTAAGTTTTGTACTCATATTCAGTAATTTTTAAAATTCATATTATAATCAGTTACAGGTAATATTGGTTGTAGTCATTATTGTCTAAACACCAATCACACTCTTTTGTAACACTACCATCTCCTTTATACTTGCATAAATTACAAGGGTTTTGGCTTTCTTGTGCTGTTATTTTTTTTACTACAAACTTATCTTTTTTATCCTCTCCAATACTTCCAGTAACTACTGGTATAGTTAATGCTTTAATTAGTTTATCTTCAAGCCAATTTACATAATCTTGATTAAACGTTATATATGCTTCTTGTCTTATTTTTTGCCCTGTTTCATTTCCAAAATCTTGTCTTAATTTATTTTTTTCCATTATTTTAAATTTTTAGTTATTCAATTCGCACTTAACCATACCAAATTACGTTAGTAGCAATATTGGCTGTCTTTAATAACCTCAACAGCACTTGTGTTTTTATCGCTGTTTAATTATTCGATACCTGTTTTGTACCATTCCAACAAAGCTACTAACTATGTATAAAAGTAAAACTTACTTTAGTTCTTTATCTATAAAGTCATATAATTTATCTCGCAACTCAGTAGCTAAACGCCTCTCAGCTACAAAAGTACTTGAATCATTTATTATAGGTTTAACATCCGCAACTCCTTTTACCATCTTTAAGGCGTTTAACACGTAATCCATATTATCAACTCTAATGTCTTGTTCTAGTGTAATTGTAAATCCTTTTGCTCTATCTGTCATAATTTATTATTTTTATTATTAATACTCGTTCTTCTTTTATACTTGTAAGTTGTAATGTAATATATGTTGTCTTTCTGTATCTAAGCTAGTGTTTTTTAGCTAATGTTAAAGTCTTATTTGTTAATTGCTTTTAAGCCATTCATACACTACAATACAACTACGGTTAAAATTTATACTTAAATAGTCGTTCAACGCTTGTTTTATTTCCACCACCTACGCCATTTGCGCTTAAGCTACTTTTAGTTTCTTTACTCCATACGCAAACGAAATCAGCTGGCGCATTATATTCACTTACATATACTTTATTCCCTTGTTTACTTTTTTCTCGCACCCAATCCCAAAATAAAATATGATTAAAGTCATTACTATACTTAGTCGTATTTTGGTAAGGTGGGTCACAATAAATAATACTTTCTTCAGGTATTGCAATTTCTTTATATTTATTATTCACAAAAACAACTCCTTTTAAGTTAGGTACTTGTTTATAGCTGTTTTTCCTAGCTTCAAGTTGGTAATCTCTTATTGTGCCTAATTTTGTTTTTGTACGCCCTGCATATCCTCCAAAATACTTACCACTGTAACTACAATTAAATCCAACCCACCCAACTAACCAAGGCTCATAATTTTGTTTTTCGTCCTTAATCTTTTTGTAAGTTACCCTACTTATTTCAGTAGGTGCAAACCAATCATCGTAAACAAGGGCTTTCCACATCTCAATAAGTTCTGTGTGTATATCGTTTGCTATTCGGTTTCCTGTTACTTTATCAATCATATTCATACCTCCAGCAAATGGCTCAACGTACCATTGATTAGGTTTTCTATCTTTCAA